AATTGTGTGAATTGGAAGTAGTCAGCAATATACTTTGCCAGATCGTAATTAGCAACACCCGGAATTTCAATATCAGCTGCCTGACCGCGGCAATGATCTGATGTTCTAGATCCGCCAACAGCTGCATTAACATCAGGATGACGGAAACCTGAATTTACTTTGATACCTCTTTGATATGCATCTCTTAGTGGCTGTAGAACTTGCTCACAGAGCATTCTTAAGTTTTCAATCTCTACATCTCCAGGAGTGTTGTCAAGACCTTGACGGAGAGCAGTCTCGCTCTTAATCATTTCTGCTAGAGAAAAATTCTGTGTTAATTGCATCTTATATCCTCATCTTTCTTCTAATCATTTTTTTAAACGCTGCGTTCTTACCAGGTGGTTCGCCTTGATCACCTACACCAATCCCGGCAATCTTACCATCACCAGCGATATTGGCAGGTTCTTCCTCTAATTCACTCATTAATTGATTAACAAGCTCTTCTATTTCTTCTTCTGACATAGTTTCCAATTTTTTCTGCTCTCTTAAAAGTAGCCCGGCAGCAGCATAGGAAACTAATTTAGAGTCACCACCAGGAAACTTTGCTAATAACTTTTTAATATTAGCTGCTAGTATATCAAAATATCCCCAAGCACTCTTCTCTTCAGGGGTTGAAAGTGTAGCTCTCTTTCTCAACACTTTACCTTGGTCATTGATAATACCAAGCTTGTATGCATTCCATTGATTAAATGGGGTCACAAGTCTTGTTATAAATTGGTAAACTAAAAAAAGATCTACTATTGAGCTCATATTTTTCTTAACGTTTGTACGATGATAGGATCCATTAATATATCGCTTGTAGTAATTGTTTTATTATCAAGACCGATCCCAGTAACCTTTTCTGGACAGTAATTTAAAAACACCAGAAAAGGCTTTAAGTAGTGATAGTACCCTTTAAGCTTAAAGAAAAGCATTCTGGTTGCTGCCTCTACACCAAATAAATTGTACAGTACAATTATGTGGTTAAGAATAAGCCTTTCTTTAAGCTCACTAGTTTCATCATATCTACTAAAAAGCCTTTTTAAATACTTAAACTTGTTTAAATCTTCGTAGAACTCTAACGTATCAAAACAGGATGGGTTATCATAATGTTTTGCTGCATAAAGTAAGAAATTTGTTTCATCAAGCTGCTCAGTGTGCATATAATTTTAAGCTAGTTTTTCAATCACAATCATCGAGTTGCCATCTCTGGTAGTTAATTGAGTTGTTAGTCTATACATTCTCTTATTAGTAGTATCTGTAAGAATACTAATAGTTGTGTCGCCTTGCTCACCGAGGTCGCTCGGTCCAACTAGGAACCATGACGATGATGTTATTGTCACCGGACCTGCTGTATTGTTAATACCGGAGTAGTGAACGACGTTCGCTCCTGACGCTAACTTCATTGTTTCGCATAATGCAGCAAATGATGTGTTTGCAGCTTTTATCTCCAACTGACTGGTATTAGAGCCAATATAATAAATTCGTGCAGTAAGATTTTCTAAAGTTACAGAAGACTCAGCGGCTATATTATTACCAACAGCAGTAGTTAATGCACCAACCTCACCTTTTTGTCCTTTAACTCCGTTAATGTAGAATGTAGAGGCGTCACTGTTTGTAAATACTGTGGTGTTATTAGCATCGGTAAAGGTTGCGGAAGATACTCTTTCCCCTTTATCGCCTTTATCACCCTTGTCACCTTTATCCCCTTTTGATCCTGTATCGCCTTTATCACCTTTTGACCCTACCTCACCTTTGTCACCTTTTGACCCTGTAGCACCAGTCGATCCAATATTACCTTTTTCTCCAGGCTCGCCTTTAGCACCAGGACCTCCGGTGCTACCTTTTTCCCCTATATCACCTTTATCACCCTTGGCACCAGTTGATCCGGTATCGCCTTTATCGCCAGTTGATCCAGTATCACCTTTAGATCCGGTACTTCCTGTAGCACCTGTATCACCTTTAGAACCAACCTCGCCCTTATCCCCTTTAGCTCCTGCATCACCTTTTTCACCTTTATCGCCGGCGCCCGTTGCTCCTTTATCGCCTACGTCTCCTTTGTCACCTTTTATACCACCACCACCAACAGTAACTGAAATTCCATCAACGTAGAATCCTGTAGCGTTAACTGTTGCATTGACTGAGCTGTTACCAATATTAAGGTAGGTAGGTGCTAGGGTAACATTGGATCCAACTCTTAAATCAGAAGCAATATTTGCTGTACCAACAATAATCGTATTTGCTAATGTTGATCTACCTCCAACAACTAGCGTGCCTGATACAGTGGTGTTACCACCTGATAATGCACCTGATACGTTTGCAAAGCCTACTATTGTTGTATTACCAGAAGTAGTTGTACCAGTAACAATTGCGTCTAATGTTCTAATACTTGTTGAATTGACTTGAGTATTAACAAACGCAGTACCAATACTAATTAGCGTTGAATTAGCAAAAGTGTTGACCGAGCTTGAACCAACCGTTAAAGCGGTTAAGTTAAAGTTATTAGCAACTGTAAACGACCCATTTACCGTAACGTTTTGTCTAAAGACAGCGTTGGCTTGCACGTTGGCAAAAAAATCACCAACGCTTATCTTTAGAGTTGTAGCGTTAGCCGTATTAGGCTGATTTACTATGACCATCACGTCATCAGACGTAGCTGATGATAGTGAGGTTAGTTCTGATATCTTTTTAGAGCGCTCGGCCATTTATTTTAATTTCAGGTTGTAATTGTTAAGGTTGCAACACTAGACGTAACGTTAGCTGCTCCAGTAGCAGACAGAATAACTCTGTATCCGGTTCCGTTAGCAGCAGTGTTAGCATTAACAGCTAAGTTAGCAGAGGTTCCACCTGCAACGTTAGCAAATCCAGAACCTGTGTTAGCTTGCCACAGATAAGATAGAGAGCCGCCAGTAGGAGTTGTAGCTCCTACAACGCTAAATGTAGCAACTTCATCATCGGTTGCGTTAGCAGATAAGCTTGTTGGCTGTGTTACAATACGAATTGTAAGATCAGGGTATACAGCGTCCTCGGCGTCAGCGGTAATTCCTCCTGCAACAAGCACCTCTTCAGCGACTCGACCTGCGCGGCCACCTTGACCAGTAGTTCTAAGAACCCATCCTGTGTGAGCGGCCTTACCACCTTGCGCAGCAATTTCGTTTGAATCTACCGCAAACATGCCTACTGTAACGTTTGCAACAAACGCGTCAGCGGTTGTGTTACCAAACAAAGCGTCTCTATTAGATGAGTTTGGTGCTAATTTAACTGATGTGGGAGCCCAGAGTACCGCATTTGAGCTAGCATCAGATTTTCCCCATTGTGCCATTTCTTACTCCTTTAAGTAGTTATAGTTATTTATTAGTCGTCTAGCGAAAGCATATCTAAAAGAAATGCTGACTTCTTGCTTATCTTTTTAACCTTACCGTTTACTACAACCGATGGTTCTTTAATAGCAGCGATTGGATCCGGTTGAACATTAAAAACTTGTCTCATCTCTCTTGCTGATGTAATAGGTCTAGGAGCAGCAACCTCCTTTGGCTTTTCATAAGCAGTATTACCCCCTACAACCAAGCTGTTAAGATTGAGTGCCATTTTATTTTATCATCCTATGAACATCCATAAGATTCTTATGGGATGCGTTGATATGTTTTTGTATTTCTAATCTATCAGCTGGCTTAAGCTTACCCATAGCGCCAAGTACCTTGTGGGCAACATGCGATGGTACTTTATGAGTGGAACCATCAGCAAACTTTACATCGTGAGTGCCGCTGGTATCAACAGATTTCTTAAGATGATTAACAATGTTCTGATCGGGTTCAGGTCCTGTGTCGGGACCATAATCATCCTCTTCATCATCTTTTTTCTTAGCAGCTACTGGATTTTTACGAGGACGGCCTCGACCTTCTTCCAGATCAACTTCTTCTTTCATCTTCTTTTTATGATTACCATGCGACTCAGAAACAAGAATATTTAAATCAGAAGTTTTAACCTGCTTCTCAATACCGTGCTCAAACATTACATCGTACCATGCAATAGTTCCATCCTCTGATGGCTCTGCGTGTTGAGAAAATAAAGTTTTTCCTTCGCCAAACTGCTCATGCTTAACATGTACTGCGCATTGATGGGTAGAATTACCCGGAGTATCGGTATTCTCTTCCATTTCCGACTCCTCGTCATCCTTCTCCTTTTCTTTCTTTTCTTTCTTGCTCTCGACCTCTTCTTTAGTTACTGTATGAGCAACATGAGGTTTAATCTTTACAGGGTATGTCTTACCGCCAAAAGAAAACTTCTTCTGTCCAGCTTTATGAGCAGCAGATGCAGCGCCAATAAAATGAGCAACACCTTCCTTCTCTATCTCTTCAGGAACATCATATTCGTACTTCATCTTTTTCATAGCTTCTACTTGAAGCTTGGACTCTAAAGCATCACGCTCTTTAGAAAATTGTTCTCTATCATCTGCAATTAATTTTGCAATTGAGTCAAGAACTGATTTTGGACTATTGTATAACATTTTTTTCTCCTTGATTAATCGTCATCAATAATTTTTAATTTTTTCTGTGCTTTACTGGCTCTTGAAAGAGCAAAGACTGAATTGTCGACGTCTTTGTCTGGGCGCTCTTTGGTCATAACTACTGGCATTCCTTTTCTTGCTTTATCAACTGGCGCAACTTCCCCTCTTTGGGCTAGACCGGTTATTAGTCTTAATGTATCATCAATAAAGCCAACGCTGTTATGAAGATTAAGCCCTCTAGCCATATGATAGATTTTTCTTCCTATCTCATCAGCTTCTGTTTTATCTTGTTCGGTAGCAAGCTCGTTAGTGGCTGCTTTTTTATGAATACCAAAGAGTCTATCCATTTCAATGGCCAGTTTTTCTAACATACCGTAATCCATTCTAGGATCTCTAGGAATATTAGCAAACAAGTACTGTGCTTGAGGGTTCATTTCAAAATGCTTAGTTCTGTACGAGCCTGCAACAATTTGGTCAGACGGATCCACTTCAACAGTATTAGTTACTGGCATGTTGACAAGACCAGAGGTAAATTTTTCTGGCTGTGTACCTACTCCTGTCTCTGCTTTTTTAGTGAGCAAAGACATAGCCTCAGTGTTCAACGAACGGTAGCAGCCTTTACCTTCACCGGCATGAACTTCTTTAATAGCAGATAAAAAACTTTTATATTTTTTCATAATTGTATCTGTTAATCCTCTTTAAGGCATGACTTTAACATCCACGCATGCTTTTTATGTGCGTCAATTCTACCAGCTAAGAAATCCATAAGACCTTGCTCATTATTTTTTTCTGCTTGAACAAAGGCTTGGTTAAGCGAATTAATTAATAACGCATTATCCCTGTAAAGAGCTGTGAGCATTTCTTTTAGTTCGGGAATAGCTACCTCTTCTTGTATATCAGAAAGCTCAATAAATCTTTTTAGCGAACCTGGAGCATAATCTCCTAATGCTCTAATTTCTTCTGCTGTCGTATCTATTGAGCCGTATACCTCTTCATACAGTTTACCAAAAAAGTTGTGGTATTGAGGAAAGTCATCACCTTCGACATTCCAATGAAAGTTCAGCGCTTTAGTGTAGAAAACAAAGCTGTTTGCTAGCACCTTTCTCATTGCCTGTACTAACTGTTCCATTATAAATTACCTTTCAAAGTTACCATGCTTTGCAGCTCCAATATCTTGCCTTCCATTTTGGTCCCGGATTGTCACAGTTATGTCTTGCTCTAAAACTTCTACGTCTAGCAGGAATGTGTTTCTTTATACTTAAGTTTTTATCGCCAAAGTTAACCTTTACCACTCTGCCTGTTGGACCTTTGACGTATACTTTTGATTTTTTAACGTCTCCAGCGGTAGGTTTATTAAGAGTAACTTGTCTACCTTGATACTCTGCTTCTGTTATAAACTGTTTAAAGCTAATCATTTTCTTCCTTGTGCATGTTTATGTACCAATGAGCAAGCTGTTTTTGTCTTGGAGTTGCGCTATCTGATGATCTAATTTTTTTCAGCTGAGAAATACTTTTATTTTTAAGTCCGTGCCTGGCCATATCGCCCTTGTCTTGCGGATTCTTTCCATCCATAAAATTTTCATCCACTTCCTCTACTACAGAAGGATGTAAGGCAAAGGCTCCTTTAGCTTTAATTCCTAAATCAGCGGCAGTATACATTACACCAAGTCCATTTTTACCTACCATAAAGCTTTCATCAAGAGAAACATTTTCTTGTGCGTCTTTAAAATCCTGTTTTGTAGGTGCGCCTTTAGATCCTGGCTTTCTCATACGCTCGCCTGAGCCAGCTTTAATTCGAGCTCTTTTAGCATGAATATTAGCCCATAGGCCACGTTTAGCTTCTTGCTGATCTTCCTCTTCTTTAACAGAAGATAGTTGTCCTATGTAACCTTTGGCAGTTGTATTATCTCCACGTGCAAGCGCACCAGCAATCTTTCTATGAAGATTGGCTTTAGCGTATTGACCGTTTTTCTGGGCTTCAGCGGCCTGTTTCATATGAGAAGCAGCATCTTCTTCTAATTGCTTTTTAAACTTTGCAACAAGGCTGTTGACATTATTAAATCCAAGCTGTTGTAATGACCTTTTCTAATACGGCCTCAAATAAATTTCTAGAAAGTTTTGGTTCGTAACTTGCAGCAACCATGCCTGTTTTTTGTTTGCCAACAGGCCGCGAAATACCTGCTCTTACTCTCGATACTCTGGCCATTTCACGCTTACGAACTCTTTGATAGAGTCGAGCGGCTAAAGCTTTAATTAACTTGTCCTTGCCTTGTATTTGTCTATCTACCGCAATCTTATCCGATGGAGATAAAGTATTATAGGCTGCTCCCCTTTTACCAGCAAATCTAACTCTTGCTAACTCTCTGGCTAGATTTCTGGAGCGACGTCTTAATACTTTTTCATTAGCAAATCTTTTCAAGGCAAGAATTTTTTGTCTTTGAATTCTTGGTTCACGTCTCTTAAGATTTATAGCACGCTTGCGTCTCTGTGCAATAGTGAGAACCGCTTCAACAATGTTTACTTCTTCGCTAACTGATCTTATTGTATCGGCGATCTCTTTTGCGTGCGGGTGAAGTGCTTTTGGTAATCCAGCTTTAAATTCTTTATGCTCACCGGCGCGTGCATGGGAGCGAAGTTTGGTACCGGACATTCCCTCTACACCTTCGGCATCAGGATCTCTGCTTCCAGCAGAAACAACCTTAATAGATTTAAAGTTATAATGTCCTTCTTTACCGTTGTAAGCGCTAAGTTTTTTCTGATAATCATCAACTCTATCAGATCCTGCCACCATAACTAAATGCTTATGGCCGGCCTGGTGTAGTTTTTTTGCAGCGGTAAGAAAATTAGGATGCTCTTTTGAGGAGCCAGTGACGTGCACCCCTTCGGGAGCAACTTTTTTGAGGTATTCTAGCTTTTTGTTTTGCGAAAGAGGGTCTTTAGACGTTCCCTGAGTATGTGAAGCAACGATATGAGCTTGACCATCGTGTTCCTTTGCTATTTGATGAACTTTATGAATAAGCTGTTCGTGACCAACCGTAGGAGGATTAAATCTACCAAAAGCAAACACTGCCGTGCTGTCTTTTGACTCATCAATTCTCTTTGTTTCAATCTCTGGACTGAGATCGATAACATTAGGAGTTTGTCCTGATATAGTTTTTCCCTTAACATAATCTTTAAGAGAAAGTTTTTTTGTTTTTTCCATATTTTCCCAAGCAGGTTTACCGAAGCCTAACTGCGAATAAAGGTATTTATAATATTTCTATCTGGATATTTCTTCCCAATCCATTGTAGCAAGCACATCATCTCCTGCAGCTGCTGATGATACAGCAAGAGTAATAGGGTAAGATGTATTTGCCATTGAATCTCTTTCTAATTGAAATTTAAATAAAGCTTCTTTTAGGATATCTAAAGAGACTGAGGCTTGAGTAGTAGCAGATAGAAACCCTGATGCTAGTGTTCGACCCCCGGTTACAGCAGTCCCCGATAAATCGTATTGAACACAGGAAGTTGAAGCAGCATTGACCCAGCTAGCTCCGGTTACAGTTCCTCTTGAAATTACTTGCCAATTAAACCGTGCGTTATTACCTACCCCGAGCATGGAAAGAGCTGTAAGAATTACTATACCATCATTTTTGTCAGGATTTAATCTTATAGATATGATTGGATAAAATGTGTTAGCAGCTGTACAGTCTCTTGGCTGTGTTACTGGAGTTCCAATAGCGTATTGCGCACCTCTAAGTTCATATCCGCCCTCTGATACAACTGAAGTACATACTTGCTTCATAGTACTGTTGCTTGATGTTGTATCTGTATTTTTTATTTCATATCTTACCGGTAAAGATCCGGTTGTCATGTAGGTGGAAGTTATAAAATTAGCATGATGAAAAGAATGAGTATGAATAAGTTGACCGTCGATTACAAATCCACATCTTACGGTTCCAAGACCTAGCCATTCAACATCTATAAATTGAATTTGAGCTTTTGTTATGTCAAGTGTTATATGTGAAGGACCGTCGCCAAGTAGTGTGTCCATGTTCCAATCTGATTGAGCTACCCTTGTCTCACTAACGCTGTTGTTAGAATATGACCTCTCAACCCAGTAAAGTGTATTACCTGAAAGCTCTAAGTAAATTCCATTGTTAGCACCAAAGTATCCAACTCTCTGTCTTAAGTTAGCTTTTGGCTCATTCATTACAAATGTGTTAAGAATTTGGAGAGACTTTCCAGGCTGGTAAGACATAACCTTAGTAGTTTCTCTAACTACTTCAGCATTGGCAGTGGTATCTAGATTTAAACTAATTAGCCCGGCGTTAGCGTTATGTCCGTATGTTGCAGTTGAAGTATTCGATGTTGCCCATAATCCGTTATCGGAGTAGCGGTGGCTTGAATCAAAAAGTGTTAGTGGTGTAGAAATCCTGGCTCTGCCAAAAGCATCAACTGCTACACCTGTAGGATTTGCTGCTCCTACTCTATTGCCATACTGATCGGCCAGCATAACCGTCTCAAATAGCGTTTTGTTATGAGTTTGAAATGAGCTGTTGCCTGAATTAAAAATAGCCATTATTTTTCCCTTGCTAAGAAGTTTGCTCTACTAAAGTCTTTTCTATCAACAAGCTTTGTAGGTCTATTATTTCTTACAGCAACAAATCCTTCGGGTTTTGTTTTTATGCCCCCAATATGATGTTCAAACTTATTATGTGAGGACATCGCATGCACTAATACATTTTTAGCTGCGGCAAGATGCTGATGCATTGCTAAAGTATTCTCAAAATGATCTTTGTTGCCATCTACATGACTATGATGCTTGGCAAGCTCGGTCATTTTACCGGTCTTACCTTTCTCAGTTTTAAGCTTTTCACTTTCTTTAGTAAATTTATTGGTAAGATGTTCTTTATAGCCTTTTACTGATGGAGTACTATCAGTTTTTACGGTATGATTAATATAATTCTTTAGATGCTCAGTATGAGGTTCAACAGCTTTATGAAAGTCTTTTTGAGTGGTATTAAAAACTTTTACGGCCTGTCCTATATGATGCTCGAACTTATCTTGCTGGTCTTTAGTATAGTGGTCTTTTTTAAATTCATTGTGAGCGGAAATAACGTGAACATCGTCGTGCTGTTTTAAGTCACTAGTTTTAGCATTATAGTGAGCTTTCATATTGGTGAGACTCTTACCTTTATATTCGGTATGAGGCACGATACCAATTTTAGAATGAAGTATTTTTTTACCTTCATCGCTATCATGCTTAGTTGAGTAAGTAATGGTATTAGGTTTGAAATGGTACTTTCCGTTTTTATTTTCAACATCACCTTTAGGATTAGATTTAGATTGCACACCAGTATGCATTAAGTCGCCTTGGTATATTTTTCCTTTAGGAGTAATTTTAGGAAGATGTTTTAATGCAAGCTTAAGCTTATCTGCTAGCCCTGGAGCGTGCCCGTGATTGCGATCTACGTCTTCCGGGGTATGATTTATTTTAGGGTCTTTATTGAATACGGATTTTGTACCTACAAAAAACTTTTTATTTTCCGGATGATGTCCCCATACAATTGAAGGAGAACCATCGTACTTTGTTGTCACAGTTGTAGATGTAGACTTGCCTTTAAGCATGTCGTGTACATCATGCAGATTATGATACGCATGGGCAAACCCCTTGTCCCCAGCGTTAATAACATGATCTTCAGCATGTTCTAGATGAGTAAGTTTAGACTCATCAGATACAGCTTCCGTTAAAAAGAATTTAAAGTGTAGCATTTTATCCAAACGGGTTTAGTTTTTTAGTTCCTGGTTTAACAGAGTATTTACTATTTGGCATATCCATAATTTTGATTTCGGCCTGAACTTCGTAGAAATCCGATCTCGTGCTCACTCTAACTTTAAAGTCACCTTTACCGGTAAGTAATGGAATATTACCGTTTAGCTTGAATGGGTTTTTATTAGAAATTTTATAGAAGTCATCTCCGGCTTGCATGTAGTATGCAGGCTCAGTTTTTCCAATGGTGTAGTGATCAGTTACTACCTTGCCGAGATTAAAGTTCTCTTTATTTGCAATGTATCTATTCACCCCTGGCTGCTGAAAATACATTTTCATAACGGCTAAAGGCACAGCGCCAGGCTCTTTTAGTCCGCCCTTAGTGGTAGGTATTTTTATATCCTTTAACGGTATACCGGAGAACTTAGATAATTTATCTAAAAAGTCTTTTGTTTGAGGAGATTCATTTAAAATACTAACTGCCTCTAACGCTGCCGGAGTTTTATAGGTTGTCTGCCACTTGCCGTTTTTATAAAACACTCTAGGATTAGATAGATTGTCAGTATGAGACATCTTGACTTCAAGCCAGGTAGACACCCTTTCGATCGTTAACTTAACGTCTGGATAGTCAGTTCCTACTGATGGTCTTTCAGCAGTAATGCCTCGCATATTGTTAATATGCATAGCTACATCACGCTCATATTTGTCAGATGCTGCGCTCATTTATCCTCCCTTTAAAATATTTATAGAACAAAAAAAGCCCGTACTAGACGGGCACAAGAGGGAAAACAAATAATTACAGTCCAAGCTTTACGGAATCAAATACTAGTGGTTTAGAATCATCATAATCGTTTTTAAAGTATTCTACTAGCATTTCTATATCAACGGCACCTTCAACACCTTTCCTCTCCAGTGCGCGTTGATACCCTTCCAAGAACTTAATCAACTGAAACTGACTAATTCCGGACTTAGCGCTAAATGCTGCACGCTGAGGTCCTCTAGTAGGCTTGAACATTAAGCAGCCTCTGCAAACTCGACCGCACGCTCAAGTGCTTTAATCTTGAGTCCGCGGTTAGAGCCGTACCATGCAGACGCAAGACGTGTATCAGCTGATCTTCCGATGACGTGGTCGGTCATATACGTCACTGCATTGAAGGGCTGCCACCAGGTTCCTTCCGCAAAGCGTGATCCAGGCTGATTAACAAGAACATCGAGGGCCTTGATCGCTGCTCGAGACATCTCTTTATCTTTGCCAGACAAAGAAGGAAAGATCTCCTTAAAATAGTCCTTAACATTTACATCTTTGTATCGCTTGGATCCTAAGAATTCCGCCATTTCGCGATACTTAGAAAGTTTATGGGTTGCGATACCAAGTGTTTCTTTCACTTCATCAGCATTGAATACCTTCTTATGGTTTACCTTTACAGAGGAATCAGTCTTTGCAGACAAGCTCAGAGTGAGAGTGTTATTACACACCACACGAATAGGGGTAAAGCGGACGTCAATAGATTGACCGAATTTATGAGGGTTTGTGAGTAGAAGATAGCCATCAATTTTATCACCTTTAAAAATTTCAAATGAGTCTTTGATCTTAGCAAGAACCCATACAATCTGACCGCCCTTAAGTGAACCAGCAGTATGCATTTCCATATCGCCTACTCGACAGTATTCGTCAAAGAACTGAAATGCTTCTGAATTTTGCACAGGATTCCAGTCAGTAGAAACAACATCAAGAATCTTATTATCTGATGAACGAGTAAGAGCTGACTTACCAACAAATTTCTTCTCACCATCGATCTCAGCAAAGCAAGGTACTTTTGTTACTTCCCAATCAAGCTCAGCCTTTTCCAACATCTGCTGAGGTGATAAATCGTTAGGTACTCGAACACCTAACCCATGCCACGGAACTTCACCAGCGTATGCCATCGTTTCAATTTCATGTGCCATCATTAACTCCTTTTCAATTATCGTAAATTAATTATATTCTTGTCAGAAAAATAAATCAACTGTTAAATTGCAAATACTTGATTGTTTGCTTTTTCAATAATTGCAGCGATTTTTTCGTTTACTAACTTTAGTTCCTCTTCCGTAGCAACAATAGTTTTAGGAATAGAGACTATTTGTGGTTTAGGATCAATTAGTTTGGATGCTTTTGTAAAGTAAACCGCTGCATTACCTTTAGTAACTCCTAGGAGGGATACAATCTCCTCAATGCATTCTTTTCTATCTACTTTAGTGCTAATTGATTTACGTTGTTTAAGTAAATTAGTAACTTTTTCTAGATTTGTCATAACGATCTCCTTATTCAATACATTAATTATATTCTCGTCACAAAAATAAATCAACTACAAAAAAACCACGAGATCTCGTGGTTTAGTATCACGCGAGCTCGTGGTTCTCTAGATAAGAATGATTCTTATTACGCTGCGTTAACGAGACCCTTAAGTCTATCAGCAGCGTACGATGCAGCAAACGCCTTGGGTTTTACCATGGGAATTACATTACAGGTGCCTCTAATGTATCCAATAGCTTCATTGAGCACACATGAGCTACCATGAAGCTCGGAGGGATTAATATCAAGATGAACTTCTACATCTCTATCATCTAAGATGTCGTGAAGTTTTAAATATAGCTCTGAAATTTTATAAGCTTCATTCATTAATCGATAGCGAGGCTTATCAATCTTATGATCAAAGTCTTTCTCTCTAACAACCTCTCCAAATAGCTTACAGCCGTTCTTACCATTAATATGAACTACTATGGCAAGCACGTAGTCAGCGTACCATTGATTGTTAACAATTACTCTTTCAGAATCGCACCCGATGTATATTTTAGTGTCTTTAGTTTGAGAAAGAATAAATTCTCTGACTTCTTCTAAGTTTAAAGCGATTATGAGTCGCCTGCTCTGACCAACTGAGCTACAGGCCCATTAAACTTCTACGTATTCCTTCTGCTTTGTATACCAGGACGCAAGAGTATATCTCGTCCCTGACATAATTGCTGACACTCCGTGAGAATATTCAAGCGTTGCTGGATAACAAACAAATGTACCCTTTTTAGGAGTTACAATAACTTTTTGATTAGGAAAAAATGTTTTGCCGCCCGTAAAATCATTGTTTAGGTAAAGTACCGAAGTGAAGTCTCGATACGGGACATAGTTAGGGGTACCGTCTGGATAAGCGTTATCGGCATGCACATCCATCATCTGCCCGTCATGCCAGCATACTAGATCGTTATAATCTGAATAAAGGGTTTCTTTGAAGAGGTGTCTAACGATAAAATTAGAATCAAATTTGAAAGCGGCAATTAGTTTTTTAATTGCTGTGTCGGTAAGGCTACCGTAATCAAGCGTTCTATTATCGTAGAAAGAATTGTCTGGAATAGATTTTTTTGGGGCTTGGCTGAACCATTCAACAATACTATCACAGTCTCTATCCGATAGAAAATTATCAATGCAGAAAATTTGCGTATCGTTAATACGCTCACAAATAATATTCATTATAACAAAATATAGATTATCAAAGCCCAAAAACCTAGGCTAAAGATAAGAGCTGCCCATCTTAGAAGTAAGATCATAATATATTTTGGTGCGGAAGGCCGGACTCGAACCGGCACGGCTTACGCCGGCAGATTTTAAGTCTGCTATGTCTACCAATTCCATCACAACCGCAAAAGATTATTTCTTTGCGGTTTTCTTTGCGGTAGCTACTTTTTCTTTAACAGCTTTAGCCTTAGCAGTAGCTTTCTTAGCTACTTCTTTAACCTCAGCTTGAACGGCTGCTTTAACTTCAGCAGCATCTACTTTACCATCTTGGTTAGTATCAATAGCTTTTTTATTGTGGTTGATATAAATCAGACCACCGATGACAACCGCAACAACTACAAGAATTAAAATTTCCATTTACTTCTCCTATAAAATTGGCCTGACTGGCAGGGATCGAACCTGCGACCCACAGCTTAGAAGGCTGTTGCTCTATCCACTGAGCTACAGTCAGATACTTATATAATAGTATCAGTGGATAATTACTTCAACTAGCTCGCTTACTTTTCCTAAAGTATTCGCACCAGCCTTTTGGGGAAATTTCCCCTGCTACCGCAGAACATTTATTAGGAGGTCTCCACATAGTGCAGTCTTCACAATACTGACCATTATTTGGTTTATCCTGATATCCTGCTTCCGCTTTCGAATCTTTTTGTTCTGAAAGTATCTGATTAAAAGTCTTCATATACTATTTATTACCCTCAATATTCTCTAACGCATTCAGTACACAGTCTTCGGTAGATAGTACATCTTGATTATCGTTGTATGAATCGGGATTAGGAAGATCGCTATAATGATCCCACTTATTCTTCTTAAAGATCTTGTCCCAATTGTTATCAAATGTTTTTAAATCAACTGATAATGGTCTAGGTGAAGAGCCTTTGCCGCCGTCGCTCATTTTTTCTCCTCAGTGTATCGAACTTTACATTCTACTCTAAAATTAGATTCTGCCATAAGCAATGCTTTAGCAACCTGTTGTCTCTTTTCTTCACACTCTGCCATAGTGTTAAATTCAGAATAATCAGCAAAATTACTAACTGTGCCAACCCATACTATTAGTACAAATTTAACCATAATAATCTCCAAGTGGTGCCCCGTGACAGAATCGAACTGCCAATTGATGATTACAAATCAACTGTTATACCATTTAACTAACAGGGCTTTGCTGGCTGACCTGGGTGGGATCGAACCACCGACATACGGATTAACAGTCCGCCGTTCTACCGTCTGAACTACAGGTCAATATTAGCATATTATGTATGCTTATTTTTATTAAATCTATTGGTCGGAGTGGAGAGGTTCGAACTCCCGACCCTCTGGTCCCAAACCAGATGCGCTACCAGGCTGCGCTACACTCCGAGTTTT